GAGTTCGACGCTCACAACCTGCACCGCCAATGGGCTGACCACTGCGACGAATACCGGGACGACAACCACCGACCCCAAGTTCACCAGTGTTTCGCCATTCACCCCGGCCAACGCCAAGATCACCGCGGGCAGTTATGCCATCGGTGGTGGGACGTCAGAGCCAGTATGGTCGGACCTCTTCCTGACCAGCGAGCCATCACCTCGCGACATGGGCGCGGTATCCCACTAAGCGGGCGTGATCTGAAACCGAAAAGCAGCCCAGCGCCGGGCCAGCAACGCGGGCAGAGCAGTTGACAGTTCGTCTTCATAGGAGATGCCATGCGCCTCGCCGAATTCCTGCAGGACGCCGCCGGCGAAAAACTCAAGCAGGAGACTGCCCAATGACCGCGCGCTGCGAATTCAAGGCCCACCGCTTCGAATTCAAATTCACCGAGAAGGGGCCCGAGACCAAGGGCGCCTTCGAGGGCTATGCGTCCACCTTCAACGAGGAGGACGACTATGGCGATCTCATCCTGCCCGGCGCGTTCAAGAAGACCCTGGGCGACTACAGCGCCAAGGGCGGCATGCCCAAGATGCTGCTCAACCATGGCGGCCTGGGCTCCTGGATGGCGTCGCCGGCGCCCGAGGACCTGCTGCCGGTGGGCAAGTGGCTCGATCTCGAGGAGGACAGCAAGGGCCTGCAGGCCCGCGGCCGGCTCATCAACCTCGACACCGAGCACGGCAAGCGCATCTACGGCGCCATGAAGGAAGGCGAGCTGGACAGCATGTCCATCGGCTACCAGGCCAAGGACTTCACGCGCGGCACCAAGGAGAACGAGCCGCGCCGCACGCTCAAGCAGATCCACCTGATCGAGATCTCGCCCGTCACCTTCCCGGCCAACGCCGGCGCCGTCATCCAGTCCGTCAAGTCCATCGACGGCGTCACCGATTTCAAGAGCGCGGAAGACTTCCTGCGGGATGCTTGCGGTTTCTCGCGCTCGGCAGCAACGGCCTTCATCGGCCGCATCAAGGCCCTGGCCCAGCAGAGCGAGTCTGCCGTGTCCGGCGCAGAAGCAAAGCAGGTCCTGGCCGCCCTGAGCCGCCGGGCGGAGCTGCTGAAGCCTTAGCCGCTCCACACCCCCACCGCAGCCGCTCTCCGGGCGGCTTTTTTATTTCCGAAAGGGATGCATATGAACCGCAATCGTCTCATCGCCCTGGGCGCCGTCGCCGTGCTCATGGCCGTTTCCACCCTGGTGTTCGGCGCCGACCTCGGCCACGCCTCGCTGGTCAGTCTCGCCGCCGGCCCGCTGCTGATGGGCGAGATGGAAGTCGACATGAAGTCCATCCTCGAAGCCATCGACAAGTCCAACCGCGCCTTCGAGGGCTTCAAGTCCGCCAACGACGAGCGCCTCAAGCTGATCGAGAAGGGCGTCGGCGGCCAGTCCGAGCTGCAGGTCAAGATGGAAAAGGCCTTCGCCGACATGGCCGAGCAGAAAGCCGTGCTGGAGAAGCTCGAAGCCAAGCTCAAGCGCCCTCTGATCGGGTCGGACGGCAAGGCGTTGGACGAGCAGGCCGAAGCGCACCGCGCCGCGTTCAAGGGCTGGCTCACCCGCGGCACCGGCTACGACCAGAGCGAGCTGTTCTACCAGGGCAAGATGGGCAGCCAGGAGGCCGTCTCGGTCAAGTCGCTGCTCGCCGGTTCCGGCCCCGATGGCGGTTTCGCCGTGCCCAAGGTGATCGACGGCATGATCGAGGCGCTCATCGTCAACGTCAGCCCCATCCGCGCCATCGCCAGCGTGCAGCAGATCAGCACCCAGGACTTCCACAAGCTGGTTGACCTGCGCGGCACCAGCTCCGGCTGGGTGGGCGAGACCGCCACCCGTTCCAGCACCAACACCCCGCAGTTCGCCGACGTGTCGCCGCCCATGGGCGAGATCTACGCCAACCCGCAGGCCACCCAGGTCATGCTGGACGACGTGTTTTTCAATGCTGAGCAGTGGCTGTCCGAATCGGTCTCCCTGGAGTTCTCCCGGGCCGAGGGCGCGGCCTTCGTCAGCGGCACCGGCGTGGCCCAGCCGCGCGGCTTCACCAGCTACACCACGGCGGCCACCGCCGACGCCACGCGCGCCTTCGGCACGCTGGAGCACGTTGCCACCGGCACCTCCGGAGCCTTCAAGACGCTCACCAGCACGGTCAACCCGGTGGACGATCTGTACACCCTGGTGAGCAAGCTCAAGAAGGGCTACCGCGCCGGTTCCGGCTGGGTGATGAACAAGAACACGCTGTTCGCCATCATGGCCATGAAGGACTACCAGGGCCGCTACGTGTTCACGCCCACCCAGGCGCCGGACATGTCCGACATGATCCTCAACTACCCGATCACCGAGGCCGAGGACATGCCCGACTACACCACCGGCAGCGCGCTGGCCGTGGCCTTCGGCAACTTCAAGCGCGGTTACCTCATCGTCGACCGCGTCGGCACTCGCGTTATCCGCGACCCGTTCAGCAACAAGCCCTACATCGGCTTCTACACCACCAAGCGGCTGGGCGGCGGTGTCGTCAACTCCGAGGCCATCAAGTTCCTCAAGTTCGCCTGAGCGGCGCGCCTCGCACGCCATAGGCCGGGGTGCGGCAGAGCATCGCCGCGCCCGGCTACTTTCCAGAATCGCAGCAAGGCATCCAGGAGCATTTCATGAAAGACCTTCACAGCAAGATCAAGGCCACCAGCGTCATCTTCCCGGTGGCCATCGGTGCCAACGGCACCAAGACCGGCGTCATCATCGACCGCAAGGGCTATGGCGGCGTCGAGTTCATCTGCAGCTATGGCAACGTCACGACCACCGGCAGCGTCGCCACCCCCGTTGTGCTGGAGGGTGACGTCACCGGCACGATGACCTCGGTGGCCGACGCCGATCTGCTCGGCACCGAGGTGCTGGCATCGCTGACCGCCACCACCCCGCGCACCTCCGGCACCACCAAGAACGTGTCCAAGCGCGTCGGTTACAAGGGCGACAAGCGCTACGTGCGCGTCGACATGGTGGGCTCGGGCGTCACCTCCGCGGGCTGTGTCAGCGTGACGGCGGTGCTGCATTCACCTGAGATCGCGCCCACGTCGAACCCGTAGTTTTCCACTCCCTGCCATGGGAAATAGGTCGCGCGCTCATCCCGCGCGGCGCCGTGAGACTCGGCAACTTCCCCGCTTTTCGGATGAGGAAAAGACCATGAACAACGCATCGCCCGAGGCCGGCGCACTGGCCGGCAAGCACGTTTCCATCATCGGCCTCGGCCCCTCGATGCACGAGTACATCCGCGTCACCCGTTCCCTGGGCGGCCGGCACAAGTACTGCGACGAGACCTGGGTGATCAACGCCTTCGGCGACATCCTGGACCATGACCGCGTTTTCCACATGGACGACGTGCGCATCCAGCAGATCCGCGCCGATGCCGCTCCCGAGTCGAACATCGCCGCCATGCTGGATTGGCTGAAGACCCACCCCGGCCCGGTCATCACCAGCCGCGCCCACCCCGACTATCCCGGCCTTGTCGAGTTCCCGTTCGAGGACGTGGTGAACGTCTTTCCCAAGGGCTATTTCAACTCCACCGCCGCCTATGCGGTGGCCTACGCCGTGTACATGGGCGTGGCCAAGATTTCGCTGTGGGGCATGGACTTCACCTACCCCGACGCCTACGACGCCGAGAAGGGCCGAGCCTGCGTCGAATACTGGCTTGGCCAGGCCGTGGCGCGCGGCATCGACCTGGCCGTGCCCAAGACCACCAGCCTGCTCGACGCCTGCCACAACCAGGCGCAGCGGTTCTACGGCTACGACACCCTGGACCTGAAGCTGGAGAGGGCTTCGGCCGGGGCGCGCATCGTGGTCACCATGACCGAGCGCCCGTCTGAGCAATGGCCGACCGCCGCCGAGATCGAGGCCGCCTACGATCACTCCCAGCATCCGTCGCCGCTGATGCGGGCCGTCTCCGACAGTGACGTTGCCGAGCGCCCCGACCTTAAGGCCGTCGCCTAAGAAAACCCGCCATGCCGCTCGCCATCAAACTCACCAGCGCGCCGGCCACCGAGCCGGTGACCGTGGCCGAGCTGGCCGCGCACATGCGCCTGGACGCCGGCAGCTACGAGCCGGTGCCCACGGCGCCCACCGCGGCGCTGGGCACGGGGAGCGGCAACCTGTCCAACGGTGCCTACCGCTGGCTCGCCACCTTCGTCACGGCCTACGGCGAGACCACCGCCGGCGACGTGTCCGCCTCGGTCACCGTGGCCGACCACACCGTGAACGGCAAGGGCGCGCTCTCGGCCATCCCGGTGGGCGGCTCGGCGGTGACGGCGCGCAGGATCTACCGCACCGCGGCCAACGGCAGCACCTATCTGCTCGTGGCCACCATCGCCGACAACAGCACCACCACGTACACCGACAACGTGGCCGACGCGAGCCTGGGCGCCGCGGTGCCCAGCACCAACACCACGCTCGACCCGCTGCTGCTGGCCAAGATCACCGACGCGCGCGAGGAGGCCGAGAAGATCACCCGCCGCGCCCTGGTGACGCAGAGCTGGAAGATGGTCATGGACCGCTTCCCGTCGCCGGCAATGAACGTGAGCTCGGCCAACTGGTACGGGCCGCAGTGGGGCGTGGGGCCCGGGCCGCTGTCCGCCCTGGGGCCCGACGGCAAGACCGGCTACGAGATCCAGCTGCCGCTGCCGCCGCTCGTGACCGTGGACAGCATCACCTACATCGACTCCGACGGCACGCTGCAGACGCTCAGCTCCAGCCTGTACCTGGTGGACGACGTCAGCGAGCCGGCGCGCATCACCCCGGCCTATGGCCAGACCTGGCCGGCCACCCAGAACCGCGCCAACGCCGTGACCGTGAATTTCACCTGCGGCTACGGCGCCGCCTCGGCGGTGCCCCAGGGCGTCAAGAACTGGATCCTGATGCGCGCGGCCACCCTGTACGAGTTCCGCGAGGAAGTGGCCATCGTCGGCCGCCAGCGCATCGAGCCGCTACCGTTCGTCGACGGCCTGCTCGACCGCTACCGGGTGGTGTCGTTCTAGATGCGCGCCGGCTCCCTTCGCAAGCGCATCACCATCGAGTCGCCCACGGAGACGCAGAACAGCGTCGGCGAGACGACGCAGACCTGGAGCACCTTCGCCGTGCTGTGGGCGGACATGGAGCGCCTCACCGGCAGCGAGAAGATCGCCGCCGCCCAGGTCAACGCCGGCGCCGACACGCGCATCACCGCGCGCTGGACCGCCGGCGTCACCGAGAAAATGCGCATCCGCTACGGCAGCCGCATGTTCCAGATCGTGTCGGCGCTGAACGTCGACGAGCGCAACCAGGAGCTCGACATCCTGGCCGCGGAGGCGCTGTAAGTGGCCGCGCTCGAGGAAGCCATGGTCACCCAGGTCGCGGCCTCGGCCGGCCTGGTGGCGCTCATCGCCGCGCGCTTCTACCCGCAGATGGTGCCGCAGAAGCCCACCTATCCGGCGGTGACCTACCAGGTGGTGTCGGCGCCGCGCGAGTCGAACATGGGCGTGGACCCCGGCATCGTCAACGCCCGGGTGCAGTTCTCGGCCTGGGGCACCACCTGGAAAAGCGCGCGCGACGTGGCCGAGCAGCTGCGCCTGGCCTTCCAGCGCTGGCGCGGCACCGTCGCCGGCACCGAGATCATGGACACGCTGGAGTGGGACTGGCACGACGCCCCGCCCGAGCTGGTGAACGACCTGAAGGTATTCCAGCGTGTCTGCGAATGCCGCATCTCATACCGTGAATAGGAGAGCCAGCATGACCCCCATCGCCAATATCCGCGCCGCCTGGGTGCACCTGGGCCTGGTCGGCCAGGAGATCGAGCAGGGCATCGTCCACGACGCCGAGCGCCTCGCCGGCGACGTGCGCGACTTCCTGCACCTCGGCCGCAGCGAGGTCAACAGCCGCCGCTGCAGCGCCGAGGACGCGGCCCAGGCGCATGCCGTGTACACCGAGCAGTTCAAGCATTTCACGGCGCTCGCCGACGCGGCGATCGCCGCGGCCGCTGACGCAGGTGCCGCCGCCGCCACGGCCAAGGCGGAACAGGAAGCCGCCGAGGCAGCAGCGGCCAAGGCCAAGGAAGAGCAGGCCGCGGCCGAGGCCGCCGTCCAGACGTCTGGACAGGACAAGGCGGCCAACGACGCGCCCGCTGCCGGCGACTCGGCCCTGCCCCCGGCAGCGCCGGCGGCGGCCGACAGCGCTGCTCCCGCCGTTGGCTGAGGAGTTCCGCGTCGCGGGCCTGGCCGAGCTGTACCAGACCCTCGAACAGCTGCCGCTCAAGCTGGAGAAGAACATCCTGCGCGGCGCCATCCGCGCCGGCGCCAAGGTGGTGGCCGATGACGCGCGGCGCCGCGCCCCGGTGCTGACCGAGGCCGATCCGCGCCGCGTGCCCGGCGCGCTGGCCAAGTCCGTCCGCGTCATGTCCACCGGCGTCAAGGGCGGCGTGGTGAAGGGCGGCGTAGTGGTGGGGCAGGGCCGCA